GATCCTGGATCTAATCCATACAGCATTCAGAGCCATCAGATGGCACACTCTATAATATCACAAGGGCTTGTTAATTGTAGTGAGTTTTGGGGTACAGAAGTTGGACTCTATTTCCCTGAAATCTATGCAGGGACCACTGATCTAGCTGGCATACACCTTAGCTCAGAAGCGATCATGGATCATAAACAAACCAATAAACCCAAAAAGCGTGAATGGATCCAAGATTATTTCACTCAGCTAGTTGCTTATGCTGTAGCACACAATGAAGTTTACAATACCTCTATTCGCAAAGGTGTCATTTTCATGTGTAGTGCAGACAATCAATATCAGGAATTCATTATTGAAGGCAATGAATTTGATGAATATGAAAATATGTGGTGGGCTAGGGTAGAGAAATACTATTCTCAATTCTTATAAAGGATTATAATTTTTAAAGACTAAATAAGTGTATTAGGGTAAAGATACACTTATGGCAATCCTCCAAATTAGCAAGATACAGCAACGAACAGGTAACCTAGTAGACCTGCCGCAGTTAGACGAAGCCGAATTCGGCTGGGCATCCGATAGCAAAAGGTTATTCATCGGTAAAACTACACCCAATGAAAATGTAGAAGTACTAACTGCGTATTCTAATATCTATTTTAGTCAGATTGATGGCGCTATAGGCAATCTTGACATCACTGCATCATCTCTTGCTGATGGCGAAGTCTTAGTATACGATGGTACTAGTTGGGTTAATCGTGGTGGAGAAGCCGGAGGCCTTATAACATTAGGTTCTGTTAGCAATGTAAAAATTGACGGCGGAACCAATGGATATGTATTGCAGACAGATGGTACCGGCAATCTAAGCTGGACCGCACAGACTGGTGGAAGTTCCGGTAATGGATTACCGGGCGGCGGGAATACCCAGATCCAATTTAATAACAGTGGTAACTTTGGCGGTGCTGCTGGATTCACTTTTGATAGTGTAACGAAACTGACGAGCTTACCAGGTAATCTGGCTGTTACTAGTAATGTTGTAGGCTCTAATATTGTTGGTAATCACTTCGGTAACGGTTTCGGCTTGTCCGCACTCGTAGGTAGCAACGTGACTGGCACCGTAGCTAATGCGACATATGCAACCAATGCTGGTATCGCTAGTGTTGCATATGCAGTGTCTGGTGGTAATGTCACTGGTACAGTAGCTAATGCGACTTATTCAACCAGCGCAACTAACGCATCTGCTCTATTACAGAACACTTCATCTGCTACTACTGTTTATCCAACTTTTACTACTTCTTCGGCAAATGGAAATTCATCCGCAGTCATTAATACAAGTATTAGTGCCAACTTAGCCAACGGTGCATTAATAGCCAGTACATTTGTTGGTAATTTTTCCGGTAACGTAACTGGTAATTTTACTGTTAACGGTAGTAACACTGATGTTTTATTTAATGATTCCGGAAATGCTAACGCTACAAGCGGATTTACGTTCAATAAGTCATCTAACCTTGTTACTATATCAGGGAACCTTGTATCAGCAAATGCAAATTTAGGTAATACGGTAACTGCGAACTTCTATGTCGGTGATGGTTCTTCATTAACAGCAATAAATGCTGCTAATGTTACAGGTATGTTCTCTTCGGTATCAGCAACAGGTAACATTTCAGGCGCCAATGTCATAGCATCTTCGTATAATATACGCTCAGTTGCTAACGGAATTTCGGCTGCAGGATCTACTCAAGGTACTGCTGCTGTGATATCTCGTGAATTCAATCAGGTTACTAATGTAGATGTAGGGTCCGGAATAATTCTTCCTGTAGCTACACCGGGTATGGAAATTACAGTGACGAATACAAATGCCAATTCACTTAATGTTTACCCTGCATCAGGGGCTGCTATAGGAACATTGCCAACAAACACGGCATTCAACCAATCTGGTAATAGTTCAACGATGCGATATATTGCAATGACCTCTACCCAATGGTATGTAATAGGTGCAGTATACGCTTAACCTTCCTTTATTTTACCCAAAAAAGATAAATACATTTATAACACTCTCATTCGGAGAGTTTATGCAGTTACCCACTGCGTACCAGCTAGAACCTGGACTAACATAAAGGAAAAACAAATGGGCCGACCACTAAAAATAGCTAAAGCACAAGCAGTGCTTACTATCACTGGTACAGCAGCTACCGGTAATATTGTAACAGTATCACAAAATCTTTTAGCACCGCCCACTGGACTTGGTATTATTGCGAACATGCCGTTCGTAGTCGCATCAAACGTAGGTGGATTGCTAGCTGGCGTAGATTATTGGGTGTTAAAGGTGTTATCAGCACACACATTTACTGTGTCTGCTACGCCATTGAATGCTAACCCAAATTCAGTACAAGTAACCTTATCTAATACTTCAGCACAGACTGTATCTGCTTCAGTCGGTGTTGTTGATGCATATTTTAATAACCCAAATGGTGGAACTGGTTGGCCAGCAACAAATACTGCAACTTACTCAGTAGTAGGCGGTAATACTGCAATTTATGGAAAACAAGTTCTTGCTAATGTTGCTATTGGTCAAACCGGACCTGGACAAATCACAACAGCTAATACAAGCAATGTTGTGTTTGGGTTCTTGAATACTTTTGCTAATTCAACAACTGGTTCTGTACTTCAAGCCAATGTTGCAAATAACAACGGAACTACATATGATCTAACTACTATTGGCTTTATCGGTTCTATTCCTTCTGAGAGCAAGCTTGCAATCACAAGCACTGTTGCTACTGGTAGCTATATTGTCACTTCAGGAAATGCACAAACTTTAGCCAATGGTGTTGTTTGGTTTGATTCAAATGTTGATGGAAACATCAAGGCTAATACAGCGTATTATTTAGGTACAGTCACAAATGCAACTCATTTCACTGTAACATATAATCCGGGCGGGGCAAACGTTCCTGTATCATCAGGAAATGTGACTGCTAACGTATTGCAACAAACTGCAATTCTTACAGCAAATGCATCAGCTACATTCTCAACTCCGGTAAATTATGTCACTGCGACAGCAGAACCAGGATATATTGTTCGTCAAAAGGGCAAGCAGAAATATCTTGTTACTGGCACAACAACCGGTCTTACTGCACAATGCTATACTGCAAATTTAGCTAATACTGCACTTCTTCCGAATACAATGACGATGACTGCAACATATGCTAACTCTACGGCAGTAAAAGTACAGACACTAAGCGATCACACTCTTGGTATCTTTACTGCACCTTCTAGTCCTGATGCTCTTGGAAACATTGTTTCACCTGGACAACCAACTGGAAATCTAGGATATATCAATACAGCTCCTGCATTTGCAACGTTTAATACTGCACAAACTTCAAATGTAGCAAATGCAATGCCTTATCCGCTTGTAACTATTACTAGCGCATAAGGATATCATCATGACAACACTGTCGGTACAACAAAAACAAACAGAAACCGATGTCGCAATCCTTCAAGTTCAATATTCAAATCTCACAGATAAAGTTGATGAGTTGAAGACTGGTTTGAAGGAGATGCGAGATGTTATTGACGATAACAACATTTCCATTCAAGAAATGATGACTAGTTTTCAAAAAACCAATGTAGACTCACACAACGAGATGGCAAAGAAAATAAATTCATTAGAGAAATGGAAATGGATGTTAATGGGAGGTGGAATGCTAGCAGGTTTTATAGCAGAACCTATAATGTTTAAAATGTTAGGGATATTACATTAAGTAAGTAGATTTAACTTCTCAATGACTATATCAATATTAACAGTAGAAAATAGGCCTGGGTGCAACGGTTTAGGATAACTTCCCGATTGCACCCAGGCATATCCTATATGTTCCTCATTTAATATAGGAACAAACTCTTCTTCAATCTCACAGAAAAAAGTATTATAAGTGAATGAGTTGTTTACGAATTTCTGAATAGGAATAAGTTTCCAGTCAGGGTCAAATATACCAATCTCTTCAGTACATTCTCTCTCTATTCCTTCTAATAGGGTCTCGCCTGGTTCAATCTTGCCACCAGGAATACTCCAGTTGCCTGGGTTCTTACTGTCAGTTCTTAATAGATAGAGATAGCGTTGTGTTCTTTTGGAATAAAAGAACACTCCTGCACTAGTGTTAGTCATACTATGATTTATCTAATAATGTAGTGCAGTTAGAAAAATGCCATCTCCCCATCGCACTCACGCCCCCTGTTTTTTGACAATGAGGGCAGGTAACAATTGGTTTTGGTTTGCCAGCAAGCGCCGCAGAGACTAATGGATTTTTTCTACCAGTCATTTTTTCTACCCACTGTGATGATTTGGGTTTACCTTTCTGACGTTGGCTCTTTGCTAATTTCTGTTCTGGTGTATGTGTTCTACCAGACAATTTCTCTCTCAATTTTTGTTTTGTTGATTCTAAACGTGCTATGCCTTTTTTGCCGCCTGGTCCGCCGCACGTTTCTTTCATTGAATTAGCCCACTTGTCGCTACGAACTATATCCCATAGCTCACTAAAGTGTCTACCTAAGTTTCGTACATCTTCTTTGTTAGTGGATTCTAGTAATATCTCTGTCGAGATATCGTCACCGTGAATAGATAGATGCTCTCCCCATTTTATACCAGATCCTTTGTAAATATATGGATCTCTAGTAGTATAACCTAAATATTGTAGGCCTGTTTTATTGTGGGTCTTTTTGTAAAGATAATAAATAGTCATGCTGATTGCTCCTTGTAAGCATTAGAGTAGTTGGGAATTCCCGTTCCGCGAACTACACTTTTATTTATCAAATAACTATAGAATAGTCTCCGGCCGCATAAAAGCCTTCATAACTTTTTACCCACATACCCTCATGAGGAACATGCCGATATTGAACCTGTGTCGTGATATTTGTCACGAATTCCACAGTTGTTGAATTCTGAGAATCAAATGCCACAAACCATTGCATAGCATTTGCATCAAACTGAATGATATCATTCGCGTTAGCGACGACGCCGCCCCAAGATACGGTAGTGTCACCTTCGTGGCCTATATTCTCAACGATGAGATATCTCTTTCCTGGGGTAGGTCCCGGAAGACCTGCATTTGGTCCTGTTAGCTGTGGATTTATGACGCTATCAACTGGTTCCAATGTGTTTTGTGGTAAGGTATCAGTATCTACGTTGAAGATAAGAAAACGATCATCTGTTGGATTAGGCACGATAGTACCTACGATGTCGCTATCCATGTATGGATTCTGCAACCAGATTTGAGATATTCCCGGTCTCACAGCACCGTAAAGGTTCAAGTAGGCTGACCAATATAGACTCGTATTGGGATTGTTTGGAAGGACAAGATCATTGTTTGGAGGAGTAAATGGCTCGTCCTGCGGTAATAGTTGTAAAGTATTACCCGAATATAATAGTTGATAACCATATGGAGTGATCTTCTGTCTCGTGCCCAATAATAGATCGTCATCTTGAACATCTTGCAATGCATTGCCCTGATAGATAGAAGCAATGATCTTTTCAATCACCCCATACTTCTTGAGTTTAGATGCTGTGGTGATCCAGATAGGCATGTAGAACTTCCAAGACATAATATCAATAGGATTACCTGTACCTACAGGGATACTACGACTAGTGAATGTTAATCCATCTTGGAATACCGCAGACAGAGAAGTCCAATCTATGAAGTTATCTGTGCTTTGGATCTCAAATGCAGGATTAAACAGTGTACCTAGCTGTTCAATGAGTTCAAGTTTTTGATTGTAGTTAGTAGTCCAGAAGTCTACCGTCATTCTCAGCGTATACGGAACAGGCATCAGTCGTTCAATAGTAAATGCCTGCCCTTGTGTTGTTTCATACGACTGTGATTCCTGATTATAAGTGCGCTGCCTCACATTAAGTTTGTCAACGAAAGTAGGATCCTGTGTCCACTTCTGATTATATTCTAATCCACTGATGTATGTAGTTATTAGCGGCGCAGATGGCAGATTGCTAGCACTATTGTTGGCAATTATAGTTGCTGCTTGCCTACTGCTATCGCCATACATGATAGGTACACGGACCAGGATAGGATTACCATTAGGATCATTACCCCTAGTCACATTCCAAGAGGAAAATATTTTTTGGAATTGTATTATAAATCTGCGAATCTGATTATCATAAAAGTAGGTTGCCAAACTATTAATCCTTGTATAAATATATGTAGTTCGCGGTACTACTAATACCCAACTACTCTAACCGTCGTAAAAGGACTATCAGCATGATTATTTATCTATATAAAAAGACACACATGATTACCGGGCTAAATTATCTCGGAAAAACCAAACAAGATCCTTACAAATATCTAGGTTCCGGTAAAAATTGGAAAAAACACATCAATCAACACGGACGATTCGTGGATACTGAAATATTAAAAGAGTGCATCACACAAGAAGAACTTAGTTATTGGGGCCGTTACTATTCAAAACTATGGGATGTGGTCAACAGCAGCGAGTGGGCTAACATTATTCCTGAATCAGGCGGGGAACCAGGCTTTAAGTCAGGAGAAGATCATCCAAATTTTGGTAAAAAACAATCCGCTGAAATCATTGAAAAGAGGATTAATAAGTGGCGAGGGAAAGCATGTCCGACCAGAGG